CCACTATTAGCAGTAATAACCAATACTTCGGCAGTGACACTTTCACCAAGATTATTAGTGACAGTAATGTTAAACTGGAAGTTGAACTGACCGATGGAAGAGTTGGAAAGCATATTTGATAATGAAAGATTTAGAGCAGGTGATAATACTAGGAAAGAACCAGTTGTTCCAATAACACTTCCTAGACCAGTAGGATTAGTATTTTGAGATGCTAGACCGCTGAATTCTAACCACGATTGAGTAGAACCATTAGCAATAGACATTTTCCACAAATCTTCTTGTGTTGAAGATGATAAAATACCTGACACGTTATTCAAGTTGATACTAATATTTTCAATAGTTAAAAATGAAGAACTTGTTGCTGGGGTCTGACTTGCCATTTGAGGACGGACGGCAATAAAGAAATAATCAGGAAGTTGGTTAAGTTGGATATTTTGAGAGTTAATAGATATATTTTGAGTTCCTGCTGAACCAATAGCGACTGTTGTTCCTGCTGAAATACCTGCTGGAATTGTTGGATATTGGGTTGAGTTTGAAATATAACGTGGATAATCAATATAAGGTGTAACTACTCTTGAAGGAACAAGTTGAGTTGGTTGAGTAGATAAGAAGTTCATTAATAATTGTGGGTTAGTGAATAATCCGAGTGGACTGGCGGTTTGTCCTGACTGGTCACCTGCCGAAACAGTGAAAGAGTAAGTTGATCCTACTTGTGAACCTGCCATAGTAGAAAAGACACGTTTCAGAGAACCATCAACATTCATTACAAGGTTAATAGTGTTAATACCTGCTAAACCCGATTGATTAAAGTCAGGTTGTCCGAAAATGAATGGGGAGCAGAAGATTGGTTCTGTGACTTGAATAGAAAGAACAACTTTTAAATAGTTTCCAGTAGTAGCAATAACAGGAGAGTTTGAAACAAAAGCACCAGCACTAGTGAATTGGTAGATTTGGGAAACTGTGCCTGTCTGTTCTAATGGATAAGCACCACGAGGATATTGGTCTATATCGTAAGAAGCATTATTGTATGAAGCAAGAGGGTTGTTAGTTGCTAAATAACCACTTGAATATTGGGCATATTGACTATCAGGGAAAGATGGGGTCATACCTGAATATCTTAAAAGTTCTCTTGAATTATTCATTCTTAACAAAACATCTAAAATGTCTTGGGTGTTGGTTGAGACGTTGGAGTTGTTGATTGTAGCAGTTGTGGTAAGGAATGACTTACTTAAAGGAAATGCTTGGAAAGCATCTGTGACACCATAGTTGAAAGCAGTTTCTCCTGCTGTAATAGGTGTTCCAGTTAAACCGATGTTTAACGTAACTGTGAATTGAGTTCTTATTAAAACTTCTCTTGAAATGACTACACTTTCACTTGGAATTTGTACGTTGAAGGTCAAGTTTGAACTGTTGTTAGATACAGCAGTAAATTGTTGGTAAGTATTTGAAGAAGCACCTTGATAAACGGCAAAGGCAAGGTCATCGGTAATTTGAGCGATCTTACTATCGGTCACTAAGGCAGTATGAAATAGCGGAGCGTCCATCTTATATAAATTAGCAATATATTTTTTTTTATAAATACTACTATATTTATAAAAAGTTGCCTAAACCATTTATCAGATTACTGGTTGGCGTTATTACTAACGGATGATTTTTTAGTGAATAACAATTTCATACTACAAGAATTTCCAGTTGCCAATCTAAATGGAACAAAAGTTCCTAATTTTGACTTCCAAAAGACCTGAATATTAATGTTCGTTAAAGGTGTATTGCCGACCATATCAACTAACCTAAACTGGGCAGTTGGTTCATATAATAGAGATGGTTTATAGCACAAATCTCCCGATGCTAAATCTGTAATGACTTGCGCAATATTAGAGTTATTTCCACTAGCAGAAACATTGTAAAGAACACCATTATAGTATGCTTGTGGAGGTGATAAACGAGTAGGGATGATTGGAAAAGTAGCACTCGTGAATACAATTGAGGAAACGGGTGTCCATACACTTGTCGTATCCCATTCTTGGTTAATATATATACATGGTGTTGATGGAGCAGTCACTGGTAATTGTATAGAATTAACACCGTTGTAGTTATTGACTAGTATTTTATAGTTCTGACCCGAAACAACCCCTACACTTCCGTAGTAAGTTGCTGGAAAACTGCTAAATAAAGTATATAATGCTTGGTTAAAGTAGAGTGAAAATAGTGGTTGATTAGGAGGATTAGTAAGAGGACTAGGAGTATAAAAGTTTGCTTCGTCTAAATATAATGTTGCTGTGTTAGATGAAGAGTTCCATGTCATACTTGCTATACCATTTGTCAGATTTGCGCCTAGAGGATTAGGACCAATAGCAGTTAATAATGCTTTATTGACTAAATTAACCATCCATTCAAAATTATAACAAAAATACCATTCGCTTTCTGCTTGAACTGGGTTGGGTGCTGGTGGTTGAGGAACATCTACATTAGCGATTTGATTTTCCCACTGAATATAAACTTGGTAAGCAGTATTAGTAGTATTATCCACAACGGTCACTGAATAAATTGTTAAATTAGGATCAAGTTGTCCTAACTGAATAATAGGAACAAATATAGGCAGAGATGTTGTATCAAGTTGAAACCTTACAATACTCAAATAGTATTCACCTGTGTTAGGTATAATAGCATTCTGTCTTTGTTCGTTAAATATTAATGGAGGACTATTCACGGGATTGACATCACCATTATTTAGATTTGCTATTGTTAAGTCGTAATAGACCTTATCGGGGTTGGTTTCAATTCTTCTTATATCAAGTTGAGACATCTTATATACTATAAATAAATATTTTATTATCTCTTAAATATTCTAAATATAGACAGAACATATGCGAATATAGGGTGGGTAAGTTAGATTATTACAGTAAAATATCTAATTATATCTATATACAATAGTTAGATTTCTACAATTTGATATGTTTTTGATTTCTAATAGTAATAATTTTAAAATTATTACTTGTATATATCTATTTTTGCTATATATGTAGAAATCTAATATGAATATTTAGATATAATTAGATTATTAATTGTAAAAATCTAATTATTGTTTTGTATTTTGGTTTTTATTTAAACTAATGTTGGAGCGTTAATATTAACATACACTGTGTTTGTTTGTGCTACTCCTCCTATTGTAAGTAACGGGGTTATATACATTGTTAGTGTATTAGGGGTTGAAGCAGAACCACCTGTAAATGTTCCTAATTCATACACTACTGGATTACCTCCATTCACGCCAGTCAATTGAAAATTTGCTGTTGTAAGAGCATTCCATTCAGCAACGTTGAATGATGTTAGACCTGCGGTAGTTAGTTGGTATGGAGCAGTTGCCGATGCTGATGGTTGTATGAAAGTAGGATAGTTAATATCGGTAAAAGCAGGAGCATTTGCTGGTATTGATACACTTTTCGTGATGGTAAGCGGGTTTTTTGGGTTAAGACCGATTGAACTTGCTAAACTCATTTTATAATATTAGATGAGAAAATTTTTAAAACTTCTTAATGGTTTCTAGATTAGAAATAGGAATGAAGTAGTAGTCCTTCTCGTCAAACTGCTCGTTTATTCTTGAATAGGGTTTCTTTTCAAACTTGCTAAATAATTCAGGGTCATACTTTATATAACAAAGTTCATCGGTGAAATAGAATAAGAAATATATATCCTTCTCTGTATCAATCACTTTATTACATGTCATTAAAGTAGTAGGATAATGGTTCTTCCTATTTGTTCTTGACTTCAATTCAAAAATAGCATTTTGATTGTAAAAATCAAATTTCGCCCATCGCTCTTCTGTTGGTGTTATATCACCGAAATATTGCTCTAAATATGGTAAAACAACTCTTTGCTTTGCCGTGCCGACTAAATAATCTTTTTGGAAATGAACCATTTAGATTTCTACTATACTTGTTAGTTAGATTATTTTTTGCTAAATAGACGAATAAAAAATCTTTCAATACTATATAAATGGAAGAACCACAAAGTTTAGAACAAACTATTCAGACAAATATAACTGATTTAGATTTGAGGAAACATCTTGGTGAAAGCGCTTACGATGATATTATAAAATACAACGAACTTGCTAATGTTAATTCAATCTACGATTTGCTCCCTCACGATAGAAGTTATAAGATTATTCTTATAGAACAAAAACAGAATAGTGGACACTGGGTCGCTATCTACCGTTATACTGACCCTAAAACAAAGAAGGATACACTGGAAGCATTTGACTCGTACGGCATCTTCGTAGATAGTGAATTGTCTTTTATACCGAAATTTATAAGAAAATTACTAGGACAAGACCGAGACCTTCTAACCGATCTGTTTAAAAAAGTTCCGAAAGATGCCTCTATTATCTATAACAAAAAAAAGTTTCAAAAACTTAAAAATGGGATTAACACATGTGGACGGTGGGTCATTTTGAGAACAATAATGATGAAGGACTTTTATTATAATTTAGAAGATTTTATTGCCTTTATAAGCAAGTGGAAGAAAGAAACAGGAATGACGGGTGATGAATTAGTCGCGCACTGGGTCAGATGATTTGCGAAAAATTTTGACTTTTTTAGAAAGTGTTTTAGGCAAGTCAAACTTCAACTACCAAGTGCCGTCAGTTGGTAGATGGTTTTTCAGTATACGCGGGGACTTTTAGGATACTGCTCGTTTTTTCGCAAACCAAAAAATAATAATATTATTCCTTTATATAGTGATTTTCTGCGGTGGTTGTTGATGTCCCCATGTCGTTAGTATCTTTCTTCAAATTCTCCATCGTATCACTATATTTTGAAGTTAAGAATATCTTTCGTAGCATACTTGCTCCAATCTTTTTATCAAATATCTTATATAATAAACGGGTGAAATCATTATTATTTGAATAAACATCGCCACTATAATTGACTATAAAAGGTATATTTGTTTTTTTTGTGAGCAGTTTGCGTAATGGGTGATGTTTTAAATATAAATCTATTACTTCCCTTAATTGTGGTGAAATATCTACTTCCTGATTTTTATATGTTTTTGCTGTTTTGAATTTTGTAAAGACAAATTTGTTGTCATTCAAATCTACCCAATTATAATCTTTAAAACATTCTAAATCTCTGAATGCTGGATTTTTCGTAACAATCGCATTTTGATAGTCCGCGTTTCTACGTGGCGGTTGAAGTGTATATAAGGAAAGTAATAGATAATTAAGAAGGTCGTAATACTCTCCCTCTGATAATTTCTTTGAAGTAGTATTGACTTTATCTTTGAGTTCTTGTAATCGGGTCATTACTGCGTCCTGATCTATCCAGTTCTCTTTTTCCTTATCCGTCTTTTCGGTATTGCTTTTTAATTCTTTATTTAGAGTTTCTAAATATGGATAATATTTATCGTACAGTTTCTTATATTTTTTCGGTTGAATTTGTGTCAAAGATTTTAGCAGAGATACAACTGAAATAATGTAAGTGCGTTGAGTATTCGGTTTATACTTTTGGATTTTTTCCATCACTTTTTCAACGTCTTTTAAAAAGTTGAAATTCTTTAAGACCCCTCCATTAAGACGTTCTAAATTTTTCAAATAAAGAGTTTTAGAACTCTGTGAGATATTCTTATCGTCAAATAATTTATCTAAATCTTTCGTTTCCATGTCTATAATTTAGATTAAGATTATATTTTTGTATTTTTATCTATAATCTATTTATAAGAATGAAAAATCCTGAAAAGTTAAACCGTGATATTGAACTCCTCTTTCTCTGTCAGAGTGGCAACTATATTATCTTTTGTATTGTTTTTTTTCTGTATTTCTTTTTTAGATGGTGTGGATATGTTAAAGAATGATGATGTCTTCGGGATAGGCATTATAACGGGTAATGGCGCAAGTTTATCTTCTAAATTTCTAATTACCGCATTAGAACTTTCAGTTAGTTTAACGAATTCATTATAACACCGCTCCAAGTATTCTTTTGCTGGAACGGGTCTGTGGTCTTTTGATAAAGACAGGTTTTTGAATATATCTACACCGAGCAAGTAGTATGCCTGTTGTGAAACCAATTCGTTCTCCATACCCTTCTGAATTGCTAAATACAACTCAATTGAACCGATTATAGAACAAGTAAGAGCAAGAATACAGGTGGTTATACTGATCGCCGATTGTTCCATATACCCAGTCATACCAACAGAAATTACCGAGTTTATTCCCGAAATGATGATTACAGGTAAGCGGAAGAATTGTAATATGTATTTTAGGTAGAAGTATTGGGTCTTGTGTTCGTTTGATAATAACACGCAATTTTGTCTTATATTTTCAAGAACGCTCTCTATATCTGCCGTCCAGTCATTTTCCATTCTATATTATATATATAGCATGGAAATTATCCCCTTTTTTAAGAAATTGCCGAAAGATATGCGTTATTACATTCTTGACTTTTTAGATTTTGATTATTTTGAATATTTTTTTTATAGCAGACCTCGTAAGCAGAAGGGTATGACAATTATAAAATATCCGTTATACAGGTTCTTTTGTAGGAGTGAAGATGCTGTGGGTTTTATTGTGAAGCGTGATAGAGCAGAAACGATTTAAGCACCTGTCAACCAATTCGTAGTATAAGTAATTCCACCTGCTTTCACATCATTTATAGTAATCCAATAAGAACCATTCCATATTAAACCCGTATATGATTTGCTTTGAGTAATCGCTATATATTTCGCATTATTGTTTAATGAATAGGAATAGGTTGATGGTTCTCTAAAAGAGGAATTGTTGCTTGTTATTTTTATTCTACCTGATGTAGCAGGGTCAAATATAGCAAGAGTTTGAAGCAATGGGTCAGGAGCATTAGAACCTGCTGTATTTTGATTGCCTCCTATCAGTAATTTTCCAGTTCCAGTAGGATATTCTATTATACTTCTTACACCTTGTTGAAATCCCTTACCACTCGTCCATACAAGTTTATTTGTTGTTAGATTAACACCAGCAAAATAAGTAATACCATTATTGTAATAAGGAAGATTACTATTTAAGGTATAAGAAACAAAAGCAGGATTATACATACCTACACCTGTAAAAATCCCACCAAACCACAATACATTAGCACTACTTTGATAATAGACGAACTCACAAGAACTATGAGAACCAAAAAAGTTTCCTTCAATATTAACAGGTGAATATGTATCACCAGCAATATTGTATTTCACAATACCATTCGCCCAATTAGCAGTAGCAGGAGGAATAACAAAT